ATCGGTTTCCATTGCTTCATTAACGATTTCAGAGCCGAACGCCAAATAAGCTTGTGATTTACTTAATCTACTCATAAAATAGACTTGACCGTGATGTCGAGGGCTGAATTTTTGTTATGGGTATTGTATGGCTAGAAATGCCAATGTTGAAGTAAGACTTGTGTATCAGACGAAACCGTCATTTTTGCGAAATCTGGTATCGTGTTACAGATTCCGTTTAATTCCGCTTTATTCATCAATTCCTGCGCCTCCTCTTTTGTATCAAACAAAGCTGCATCAGTTCTTGATGAAACATAATGCAAATCACTACCTAAGAATGCAACAATCATGTGTCTGCTATTATAGATAGTTACGTAATACACCTTTCTTCTGTCGATTATTTCTTCTGTAGAGTTTTGTAATTTCATATTTTTCCGCTTATCCGTGCTGCGTAGGGCTTAATGGATTATTAACCTTGTTTCTTAATTACATCGCAAAGATACAAACAATAATTGAAAAATGCAACTAAAAACCAAAGATTTTCTTTGTAATTAATAATATTTTGCTGAAAAGAGTAGTCTCGTAAGGTTCATTAACAGAAAAGACTTATTTTTCACTTTTCTTGTTTTGCAAAAACGAAGTCTATAATTTGTATGGATATAGTAATATAAATGTTTATCTTTGCACACAAAAAGGAGGTTGATATGGAGCTTAGATTTGATTGGTGGCGTTGGCTCGTTACCATATTGGTAGGTTTCTTCATCATGCTGATGATGTACGGATGCCGGACAACAAGATATGTAGAAGTGGAAAAGGTGGTGCGAGACACTACTACTTACGCCCATTGGGACTCAATTATCAACGAAAGGGTCAAGCTTATTCGGGACAGCTTGCTATCTTATCATTGGGAGCAGACCGAAAAACAGGTTAAGGATTCCACATACATCAAGGATGATGTCAAGACAAGGGTAGATGAGAGTGGTAAGGTGCTAGGTAAGGATTCTACTCATATAGAGATTAGATACAGGGACAGCAAGGAACTATCCAAGGTTCGTGATAGCCTTATTCATTATAAGGAGATAGCAGAGCGAGCGAGTATATATAAGGCTCAGAGGGATAGCCTAAACAGAGAATTGAGTATCGCCCAGACCAAAAAGGAATATATTGAGAAAGACTTGGAGGGATGGGATTTGTTCTATTGGAAATTCGGTATGATTTCCTTTTGGGTCGTTTCCTTAATGCTGGTTACAATGATTTTCTTTCTCACGGTAAAATATAAGAAAAAGTTATTTTATTAGGTTGGTTTTTAGTTATTAAGGTTTTAGATTGGTTTAAGGTAACAACTTATGGAGCAGCTGCCAGTGATGGTGGTTGCTCTCTTTTTTTTTGTCTTGAAAATGCCTTAGAGTGTCAAATGTTAAAATTGCAAGCGGTTTAATGTATTTATAGTTTCGTATATGTAATTAAAATTGTATTTTGTGTTAAAAATGCGCAATCGGAGTAAAATAACGCACTAAAGACCTTGCAGTATGAAAATGAATTAGTATCTTTGCAGCGTGCTTTGTTGGTGCTGACACGCTTACAAGAATCAATAAGATTTTCCGTGGCGAAAGCCATACCACGATAATCCTTACCTAGATTTCGGTGTCAGACGAATGAAGGGTAAGGATTTCTTTTTAGAATCCTTGTTTTGAGTCGAAACATTCTTAGATTGCTCTAGGTTAGCAATGGGCAATAATTGTTGGAGTAGGCGAAACACAGATAAGGTAAACAAATAAGGAATTTATGGGAAAGCATTATTTACACATACGTATGGACTTGGTAAAGAAGTATACCTATGGTGCGTCATCGCAAGAAGTGAAAGCGCACAAGGAGACTCTTTGCTTTGCCATTTGGTGTAAGATGCAACGCAGAAATTCTGTAATATTTAACTTAACCATCAAGGATGTAAAGAAAAAACTCGGTGTAGGCTATCCAAAGGCAAGAAAATTGCTAAAGGATGTCAAGGAGGATGGACTCTTTACAGAACTTGGTAACGGGCGATTTATCGTGAATACGTTCCGTGATAAAGAAAAGAAGCCCAATAAAAAGGGCGGTCGCTTTCAAGGGGCTTACGTTTGTCGTATTCCTATTAATAAGGACTATAAGCTAAAGGAGTTATATTCTATAGTCAACAATATTTTGTACACATCGGTTATTAGTGGTGCTCGTCAAGACTGTTTTAACGTTGGCAACAATGATTGTGCTTGGCATCAACTAACTACTAACTCGTTTGCAAAGGTTGTGAATATGGGTCATGGCTCTATATGCCGAATCAAGAAGAATCTTATCTGCGAAGGTAAGATTAAGTCCACGTATGCGGAAATGCACATGGCAGATGATAGAAACGAGGGAGAGATGGAACGAACATTGCAAAGGTTTGGTCGTAGGAACTTTACGTTTAACGTAGGTAACCTGCACTATTTAATTATACCTTGCTCTTACTCTTTTGGAGACCGAGAGACTTCTATTGCTATCAAGCACAGAATCTATGGTTATAAATTGAAGGGACATCGAATGCAAATAAAGGAAAATGGCACAATAGGAAATCTACCTGATGACTTCTATGGTGGGTAAGTTCTATTTTGGACATTTTCATATTAGTAGTTAGTTGGAATAAGTATAGGAGTCTTTAAGAGGCTAACGTGTTCCTTGATATATTACGTGTTATTATTATATATACGAGATTATGAAGAAGATAGAAGAAAAGTACTTGGAATCAGAACATCAAGTTAGAGCTTATGATGTTTATCTGAGTTCATATCGTGTGAAAGGTGCAAATCGAGTGTTGGCTTATAGTCGATTGTATGATGGTGACAAATTCATTCGTGACAACTTCCTGGTCAACGAGCAACAAGCCGACAAAATAGAGGCTATGTTTGACTTGGTTAATAGAATATTGGAAACTTGTAAGGATATAGACTTGTTTACGATTCGTGTTTCAAACAAAACTTTTGCGAATTTAGTGAAGAATGCTGACTTTGCGGAAGAGTCTAATCGCTACTTTGGCAATATATCTAGATTTAAACGTCTGCTTGGCAAGAGGGAGGTGATAATTGTTATTCCCAATTGGTGTACCGCAAACAAAAAAGATTATGCTATTGACGAAATGGCAAAGGATTTGTATGCGAAGATACCATCTTCCCGAGTCTTTTCGGGTTTCTGTATAAAGAAAAATTGGATAGAAAAGGGCTTTATCGAAGATTTGTGGGACTTGTTATGGAAAAACGAATGGAGACAGAAAGATGGAAACTATTGTGATGATTGGCGAACATTGGCAGGTGCTTACAACTCCGTTTTGCGAACAGGCAAGAATGCAAAGTATGGAAAGGTTCAACCTAAGAAAGAAGAAACTGTTGTGGAAAGAAAAAGGCTTCTTCCAAACTATATTTGCTATACAGATGGTAGCTGCGATAACTATTCCACCCATAAGGCAGGTGGTTCTGCGTATATTGTTGTGAATACATCTACAGGTGAACTTGAAAAGGTCAAGACACACCATTGCTTGCATACTACCAATAATAGAATGGAGATGTTAGCGATAATATCAGCCGTTAATTATTGCCCGAAAGGTTCTGTCATAGAGGTTCGAAGTGATTCCAAGTACGCATTAAAGATGTTCCGATATACAGATTGGGAAATAGGCGCAGATATAAAGAACACAGATTTAATCAAGTTGTATCGTAAGTGTGCAAAGGATAAGCTTGTTATTTTGACTTGGGTAAAGGGACATAATGGCGATGATTTGAACGAGCAAGCGGATTGCTTGGCTTTTGGTGCATATGAGAAAGCATTAAAAGAGAATGGCTTACCAATGGCTCCTGAGAAGTATCGTGCTATGAGACGAGGCAAGCAGACGGTGTTTGAAACAGATAATTAAAGATAAATTTGATTTATTATGAAAGAGTTAAGTTTTGATAAGCTATACGTAAAGTTTAGCAATTTATATTGTGAGTATCGTAGTAGAAAGCAATTCTTGAAGTGGTTGAAATCCTCAAAGAATCTTTCTGAAGAGTTGTTTGAAGTAACGCCAAGTGAAGGTGGTTCGTTTGACGTTGTGTTGTCTTTTGAAGAGATAAAGGATGTATTCCCGATTATGGAGAATTCATTGCCTAAGTACGAAAACGATATAAAGCAAGTTCTTTTGGCTATAAAGGAAATGGGACAGCTTGAAGTTGCAAAGATATGGCATGAGGATGATTGGGGTGATGGCTTTGTAGAGGATTTTTGTAAAACCCATGATATTTAATGAAGATACGGACGTTTGAACTTTGTGCCGGATATGACTCTCAACTGATGGCTTTAGAGCGGTTGAAGAAGAAATATTCTGATTTCGATTACGAGTGCATCGGATGGTCTGAGATAGAGCCAAATGCAATAGCTTTGCATAATGCTTGCTTTCCTAGTCTATCCGGCAAGAACTTTGGTGACATGACCAAGATAGATTGGAGCAAGGTAGCCGATTTTGACTTGCTGACATATTCAACACCTTGCCAGTCTGTTTCGCAAGCCGGAAAGCAGAAAGGAATAGAGGAGGGAAGCAATACACGTTCCTCTATCCTTTGGTTCACAAGAAACGCCATTATTACCAAGAGGCCGAAATACCTCTTGATGGAGAATGTAGAGGCTTTGGTTCAAACAAAGTTCATAGGGTTCTTTAACAAGTGGCGCAAGGAGTTAGAATCATATGGATATATCAACTTCGCTAAGGTGGTAAATGCAGCCGACTGCGGTGTTCCTCAGAACAGAAAGCGTGTATTCATGCTCTCTATACGAAACGATGGTGATAAGATAGATTATCATTTTCCGAGAAAGACAAAACTAGAGAAACACTTGGTTGATGTCTTGGAGGAAAATGTGGATGAGAAGTACTTTTTTAGTGATGACTTGCTATGTAAAGAGAAATTTGTATCGAATGAATGGAAAGAACCTATGAGTGCAGCTATAAGAACTCGTTCTGAGGGGAAGTGGATAAAAGGCGAAAAGCATAGTTCAAAGGTCGAACTTGGAAAGAACATAGCCAATACCATTACATCTGCGAGCAAGGACTCCTTGGTTGTGCTTGGAGAGACAAGGTTGCGCATTAGGCGTTTGACTCCGAGAGAACTCTTCCGTTTGATGGACGTTGACGAAGAATACATAGACAAGATGCTTGAAAGTGGAGTGCCGAAGTCAAGTCTTCAAAAGGCTGCTGGAAATTCGATTGTTGTAGCTTGCATGGAGATGATATTGGAGGAACTTTGGTTTTCTGAGAGTAATGTTAAGGTCGCTGATGATGGCCAGCTATGTTTGTTTTAAATGTTTTAATGAAATGATGTTTTTAAATAATAACGAGAAAAAGAAGAAAGCAAATGCTATCTCTTATAAGATAGATGAGTACATCTGGGGACGAAAGGATTTTGTTACCGATTGCCCCTATGGTGAGAAAGGCAGATACACCAATGCAATTAATAAAGTTGGTGATTTGGGGTGTAATACTTGCGAATGGCAGGTAAGACATGACCCAAGTACGCAAGTTGTGACGTGCTCCCATCCAAAGGTGGAGAAGAACGAGGTGAAGAAACTTTTTAAGGATATGTGATATGAATAAGGAAGAATTGAAAAGATGCTATACGGATGCCTGTAATGCTTATTTGAAGGTATTCTGTGAGAAGCATGAGTTTTACGGATTGGATAATCCGGAGACATATTGGATAGGTGACGAACCAGGCGGAATAGCTAATTGTGGTGATTTGACTTTCGATATGGCTACTATTGTAACAGATATTGACAAGGAAGCTCCCGAAGAAGAGTTGTTGAAGTGGTACGATTATACTATTGAAGCTAGTGAGTTCAATTTGCCTATTCCAAACTTCGACCATTGGCTTATGGGGTGTCCTATAACACCAAGTAAATGGTTCGAGAATATGCGAGCAAAGCGTAAGGAGTTTGAGGATTTATTAAAACAAGAAAACGAAAGGTTGAAAAATGGAAAGAAGTAATCTTTTTAATCATTTGTTGAGGATATTTGATGAAGGTCTCAGTATGAAGACTACCGAACTTGAATATGGTACACTTGAAGTTACTGTAGAGAATCGAAGCCAAGACAAGAAAATCACATTCTTAGCAAAGGGCATGGAGGATGCCAAGCAGAAAGCCATGGAATGGCAGGTCGGACAAATGCTCTTGAATTGCGATGATTTCGAGGAGATTGTTATGTTCTTGGCTCAAAGAAAGAAACTTAAAGTGGAAATGACGTATGGATAAGAATTTTAGAAGTTGCTTTTGTTGTGTTAATTTCTTGGAAATACAAAATACTAGTATTGGGAATGTTTTGAAATGCAAGAAAGGAAGTACTACGAAAGTACAGGGGAAGAGACTGACAGAAATAGCCGCAAGATGCAAAAACTTTAAAGCGTGAGTCACACGTTAAAGAACATAGTAAGACGAATTTAAGGATAAAGGTAATTGGTAGCATGGGTATTTGAAAGAGAGCGAAATGTAAAAAACTGCAAAACAAATAGTAGATTCTAAACAGTAAGATTAAAATATATTAAGATAAATAATAAACACATTAATACATTTGCATATTATAATAATTCTTTGTATCTTTGCATCGTGATTAAGAAACAAGGTTACTAATTTAAAAAAGGTGAGACACACCATAAAAACTGGTGATAATGACAAAGAAAGAAATTTTAAAACAATGGCTTGATGAGCCGAAAGTGAAATATTGTGGCAGTTCAAATTTTACGTTAGGTTATGGTGATGGCTGGGATTGGGTTAAAGATACTCTACGACCAGCTATCACGAAGAATGCGATGTTCCTCAGATTCTTGGAGCATGGTTTCTGTGAGATAGAAGAATTTCTGAAATCCAAGTCCGAGAAACCGAGCGAAGAGGATTGTACCTTGTATTCTGTTGGATACAAAGATGGAGTCACTGATGCCATGATAGCAATAAAGAACAGATTTGAAATATTTAAATAGGAGGTTTTGATGGATTTAGGAAAGGCGATTAAGACAATTAGGGTAAGCAAGGGCTTGACCCAACGACAACTGAGTAAGGCTATCGGTTGTAGCGAGACAAACATGTTGTTTATGGAGACAGGAAGAACGTTTCCACGTAAGAGTAAGATTGATGCAATATGCAAGGTATTGGAGATTCCGATGTCATATTTGTTGATGTTCTCTATTACACCGGATGATATTCCGGAAGATAAGCAGAGTTTGTATACAAGCATCGTTGAGCCGATGCGTAACGAATTTATTAGGGAGTTGTTGCGATGAAGAAAGGCTATTATTTTGTGGCTAAGTATGTCAAGAATGGCATAACACGAATATGTACAGGTACACAAGAGACGATTGAAGGCTATTTTGATTTCGTCAGTGCTGGAAATTTTATAGCAAAGGAACATAATGTTGATTTCAAGGACGTAATTGTAACTTTTTGGTCAGAGATTAATTCAGTAATGTTGGATAAATATAAGAAAACATTAGGAGAGCAGAATAATGGTTGAATTCGAGTACGAAGGAAATATCATTTGGAAAAATTACGACTTTCATTTTATGCCTTGTGTAGGAGATAAAGTTGTGATTAACAACCTTACATATAAGATTAAGTCTCGTGTGTTCAAGTGTGATGGGAAGATAGTTAAAGTGGTTTTAAAAAAGGTAGATAATGAAATTACGAATAGTTAAACATGTTTGTGCCGATGGAGTAGAAAGAGGTATCTTGGAGTACCGCAACCATTGGTTGGAGAAGTGGAAGCCATTGCATCAGGAAGGCAAGCTGGCTTATGTTTCATATATGGGAACGAAACCATATAAGTCATTGCAGGAAGAGTGCTTTGATGTACTTGGATTGAATGAAGAACAGATAAAGGTGCGTGAACAGATGTCCCGTTATATCTTGGATGCAGAAGAGGTATATGTTGGTGCTAGAATAGGCAACGAATATCATATCGGCTATGATGTTGATAATGATGAGAGTCTTGAAACGCTTAGAAATTTGGAGGAATAGTTATGATCGGAAAGATTTTTTCGGTTAATACCGATATTGTATATCGTAGAGAGGAGAGTTTGAATCTCTTCGAAGGCAAGAAAAAACTTGATAAGGTGGTGTCTGGTCGGGTATTCAAGGAACAAATCAAGTTGCTTGGTTTTACCATCAGGACAAAGTATTTTTATCAGATTTGCTGTCCACAAGTCAATATGAATGATACCCATGAGGTTATTGTATTGAATAAGGTCGAGGATTTGGTAAGGAAAGAGTGCTATAACAAGGTTGTTTTATATTCTATTAGAAAACATCATGCCTAGTGTTAATTGTTTCAGAAGAGTCTTGTTGAACGTAGGTGGCAAGAAGATAATTATCAGTGTGCCGCATGGAATGACCGAAACCGAAGTAAACAAGGTTATGATTGTTACTAGAGGTTATCTTCAGCAATATGTCTATGTTGAAATGGTGTTGGCAGAGTGCTTCATGCAGAAAATCGAAAAGAGTATTCTGAAGAAGAAATGCGTTAGGTTTGAAGTGAAGAAGAAGTGGGTGGACTGCAAGAAGAACCTTCGCAAGGCGATTAAGTATTATGACGCTTATGTTCCTAATGCAGATTTCAATAACGAATTCGCAATGACGTTCTATGACAAGATTAGTGAAGACTTGTACAAGTTGCGAGATAAGCTTGCGGTGAGGTTACAGAACTTAGGGATTGGTGAAAAATCGGGAGTTTATGCGAATGCAATCATCCTGTACAATCTGACCAACCTTTGTTTGGGAACTTACGAGAATATCATCCGTAAGCTGTATGAAGATTTGCATGTTAACTTAATGCAAGCGTTCAAGGATTTTGCTCCTATCTTGGCCTTTGAAAATTCTTATGACTTCATGGCATTGGTGATGGATAAGGATTTCAAAAGATTGGCTGACCATTTGATGACTAAAGAGATTCTTTCTTATTTCGATAAGGTGAGAAACGGTGTCTTCAACGAACAGACTTTGAATGCAGCCGCTGTAAATGCGACAGAAGACTTGAAAGACGATGAGAAGGATTTGCAGAAAACTTATATCGGAATTAGTGACTTTATGAAGAGTGACTATCCTTTGGAGAGTGTGACATCTAAGAAAGCAAGCTAATGAAAATCGAACCAAGTGAGTTCTTGCCTATAGGTAATGAATTTCAGAAAATCTTCGGAATAAGCTTTGGAAAATTCATTTATATGCGGTTTCTTTTAGCGAGAAAAGAGTTAGTCTTCAATCTGCTGAAGTTCACAGATTGGCTTGAAGAGTGCTATCCGGATGAGTGTTCCATTGATGGAGTGAGCTATAATGCTGTTGTCGAGCGAAAGTTTGGTAAGCGAGGTGTTAAAATGATTAAGAAGTTGATAGGATGAAGTACATTCAAGTTCCGGAAGCCTTTGATTAGGCTACAGCGATTATCCATTCAATCGTCCGGAGCGGATTAGCCTCAGCCCCGAATGGACTTAGGGAGCTACGTTAGGGATGAATGCATAGGCACGTCAGGATGTCCGTCCAAGTTCTGCCCTCTGCGGTTCGTGGTTAAAAGTGGCGAAAGCTGCGGTGCTGCGGACAAGAAACCATCCTGTAACATTGGCGATGGGCGCACAACCCCACTTTGGTGGGAGATTTATTTATTAATTTAAATTGATTTTTATGATTTATGTAAGGAGCAAGGATGGTAAGGCATTGATGCCAAGCGAGCGTGGAGGGAGGATAGGCTATCTTCTTCGCCACGGCAAGGCTCATGTAGTCAGCCGTGTTCCGTTTGTCGTTCAGTTGGATTATGAGAGCACCACCTATACGCAGGAAGTGAGCCTTGGCATTGATGCTGGCTCAAAGCACATTGGCGTTTCGGCTAGTTCCGAGAAGAAGGAGCTGCTAGCAGCGCAGGTTGAGTTAAGAAGTGATGTTGTGAACTTGCTTTCTGCTCGCATGGAGTTGAGACGGACAAGGCGAAACCGCAAGACACGTTACCGCAAGTCTCGTTTTGACAACCGCAAGCGAATGGATGGTTGGCTAGCACCTAGTGTTAAGCAAAAGGTTGAGAGTCACTTGAAGGTTATCCGATTGGTTCATAAGTTACTTCCAATAACGAAGACAACAATCGAGGTTGCTCAGTTTGATGCGCAAAAGATTAAGAATCCCGACATCAAGGGTGATAAGTATCAGCAAGGCGAGCAGATGGGCTTTTGGAACGTGAGGGAGTACGTCTTGGCAAGGGATGGACATAGGTGTGTTCATTGCAAGGGCAAGAGCAAAGACCCTATCTTGAATGTTCACCATTTGGAGAGCCGCAAGGTTGGTGGCAATTCCCCATCCAACTTGGTTGTTTTATGCGAGACCTGCCACAAGGCTTACCATCGTGGTGAGTTCGACTTGAAAATCAAGCGTGCCACAACTTTGCGTGATGCGGCGGTGATGAACATTATGCATTGGTCGGTGTATGAACGAGCCAAGGCTGAGTTTGGGAATGTGTACTTGACCTATGGTTACATCACCAAGCATACTCGCATAGAGAATGGTATTGCCAAGACCCATGCAGCCGATGCTTTCTGTATTGCTAAGAACGTAAATGCAATGCGGTTGAGTTTCTTCTTCATGTGTCGTTGTATTCCCCGTCATACGAGAGTCTTGCATGTTGCCAACCCTAAGAAAGACGGCATCCGCAGAAGCACGATTGCCTCTCATAAGATAGGCAAGTCTCGTTTTCAGCGTTTCGACATGGTACGCTGGAGAGGCAAGGAATGCTTTATCTTTGGCAGTACTCACGGAAGGCCTGTTTTGTGTGACATCGAAGGCATTAAAATGCACGATAAGCAAGCGGTGAACATCAAGACGATAAAGTTTTTGAAAAGATTGAGAAATGATATTTTAGTGGAAGAAAAGACTTCCGAAAGTTTTCATAACTACAAATAGCCTATCGCTAATGGTTGTTCCCTTGGGCAGGGAGATAGTTAATACCGCATCGTAAGATGTGAACACTTAAAATTTGCCGACAACCATTGGCACTTTAATTATAAAACAGGTGAAAGTTCTTGCCGATTTCCTTGCATATATGAAAGAAATTTCGTATCTTTGCAAGTGAATTTCGGTGAGACACACCTTTCAAAAACTGGTTAAAATTTAAGAATATGATTTCATACAAGTACAAGCTATATCGGACGAAGAAGACGAAGCATTTGGATAAGATGCTCCGTGAGGCTTGCTATGTTTGGAATCACGCTCTTGCCTTGCAGAAGAGATACTATAAGCTGTATCACAAGTACATTCCAAGATTTACTATGTATAAGCATTTCTCTAAGTGTTATAAGCCAACATTGCTTAATTGTCAAACAGTTAGGGAGGTGTTGGATAGATTGGATATATCTTACAAGCGTTTCTTCAAGCAT